TCCCAGCGCGCATCGAGCGCGGCGAGCACGGCGGCGCGCAGGTCCCAGCCCAGCGCCACCTCCACCTGCACCGACTCGCGGATCGCCCAGCGGGCGTCGAGGTCGGCATCCAGGCGGTTGACCAGGTCCCAGGCCAGGCCCAGGTCGCCGGTGGCCTGGGCCACCAGGCTCCACAGCAGTTGCGCGTCGGCGAGCACCTGGCTGCGCACGCCCCAGCGGGCGTCGAGGTCGGCGGCGATCGCCTGCAGCAGATCCCAGTGCAGGCCGAGGTCGGCCGAGACGCTGTCCAGCGCGTCGCCGATGCGCCAGCGCAGATCGGCGTCGGCAGCGACCTGGGCGCGCGCGTCCCAGCGGGTGTCGAGGTCGGCGCTGAGGGCGCTGAGCAGCGCCCAGGCCAGGTCCGCGTCGCCGGTCACGCGCTGCAGCAGATCCCACTGCAGGGCGTGGCTTGCCTGCACCGCCTGGAGCACACTCCAGCGCAGGTCGGCGTCGGCCTGGAGACTCGCCAGGCGGTCCCAGTCGATCGTCAGGTCGGCCGAGACCGCCGTCAGCGCCTCGCTGACCTCGGCGTTCCATTCGACGGCGCCGATATCGACCGTGTTGCGGTTGGCCGGCGCGCCGCCGGCCTTGACGCCGTAGGCCAGGCACTCGACCGCGCTGCCGTCCGCCTGCGCCAGCTCGCTGGCGTCCCAGGCGAGGCTGATCACCTGGCCGGTGGCCGAGGTGACGTTGACGGCGTCCCCGGCGCGCACCAGGGCACCGTCCTCCCACAGCTCGATGCGCGCGGTCGGCGTGCCGCCCTGGGCGCCGTCGAACTGCCTCACCAGCGCCCTGAACTCCTGGAGGCCGGCGCCCGTGGCGGGCGTGCCGGTCGGGGTGCCGAAGCTGACGCGCACGCTGGTGTCGGTGTTGTTGTTCGCCGCCACCAGCCAGCTGCCGTCCGGGCTGTCCGGATCGTCCTGGATCGCGCTGACCTCGCCCGAGAGGCTGCTCTGGGCGAGGATCGCGTCCGGGGCGTGGCGCTCGAGCGGCATGGCGGTGGCTTAGTCCGCCTGGCCCTTGGCCGGCTTTTTCGTCTCGGCCGGGGCGGCCAGCGTGCCCTCGGGCAGGGCGGCGGCCTCCTTGGGGCTCATCTCCACGGATTCACCCGGCTGGTGCCGGGTGCCCTTGTGCTTGATCGGCTCGACGACGGTGTAGGTGGGCATGGTGTCTCTCCTTCGGGTGGCGTGGGCCTCCGTGCCCCCGCTGGGCGTCCGGGCAACTCGCCACCCGGCAATGATCGGGCTCCCCGGGGGCGGCACAACGCTCACCGCCCCCGGATCAACGCCCCTTCTTCACGTGGGTATCAGGTCAGGCGACCGCCGCGCTGATCAGGTAGCCGGCCTCGGCGCCGGCGATCACCGGACTCACCTCGTCGGTCACCGGGTAGATCCAGCTCTTGGCGTTGCGGTCCTGGTAGGTCGCCTCGACGATGGGGTACCCGCGCAGGCGGTAGGTGTAGCCGTAGCTCGGGCGACCCATCTGGGCCAGCCCGGCGGTCTCGGTGTAGGCCACCACCACGAACTTGCCCCACACGTCGGAGAGCACGTCGGCGTCGGTGGCCTGCACCGCGTCGCCGCTGAGCACCCGCTGCACGCCGAACAGGCTCGCCAGCAGTTCCGGCGTCGGCACGTCGCGGCCGGTGTACTTGATGCGATCGACGATCTTGCTGTGCTGGCGCAGCTTGGCCATCACCGCCGCGCCCATCACGATGGTGTTGGGGTAGCGGCCGATCTTGGCGCGCACCGCCTCCTTGGCGGTCTCGATGTCGTCGATGGGATCGGAGGCGGACAGGTCGCTCCACTGGTCGGTGCCGGAGAGCGTCACCTTGTTGCTGGACGCGTAGTTCCCGGCGGTGGTGGCGGCCGTCGCCTGGGCGCGCTCCAGGCGCGCGGCGATGATGTCCTGCACCATCTGCACGGCGCCGGCGCCCATGTCGATGCCGGGCACGGCCGAGGCCTCCTCCATGATCTCGAACGGGACCGTGCCCTCCAGCGCGTGCTGCTCCAGGGCGTAGCTCGCATCGCCGTAGCTGAACTGCACGCGCTTGGTGTTGGCGCCCGGGGCGCGGCCGGTGTTGTAGGCGCGGAACGCCTCCTTCCCGAACTGGATGATCTTGCCGCCGCGCTGGCCCACCGGCACGGCGGGGAACAGCGCCATGCCGACGAAGGCGGCGTTCTGGTAGCCGCGGGCGATCTCGGTCAGGACCGGATCGATCACGCGGGCAGTGGACGGGGTCATCTGGGGCATGTCGATCTACTCCTTACGCTGCGTTCGGGATCAGCAGGACCTCGATGAGATCCCCGTCGGCGCCGGCGGCGCCCAGTGCGACGCCCACCTTGGCGCCGCTGGTGACCCAGGTGATGGCCTTGCCGCTGGCGTCGGCCTTGACCGTGGCGCCGGCGGCCACGGCCGCACCCGCCTCGACGAGCGCCGTGCCGAGTGCGTCCACCGGGGCCAGGTCGCCAGAGACGCCGGCGGTCCGGGCCACGCCCAGGGTGTTCTCGTCGGCGTCCGCCTGCGCGCCGGCCGGGGTGACGAAGCGGTTGGCCGCCACCGTGCCGGTCAGGGCGACCGAGAGGGTCAGTAGCGAAATGTTCTGCTGGGGCATGTCGGCCTCCTCGTTACGGGTTCACGGCCGACACGGCGGCCTTGTAGTCGGTGCCCGGGTGCGCGGCCATGTAGGCGCGCGCCTTGCGGTCGAGCTCGGCGCTCGCCTGGTCCACGGCGTAGCCGGTCGGGGCGGCGAACTCGGCGCCGGCGCCCCGCTCCGGATCCTGGCCGCCCAGCTCCTGGCCCAGCCCGTGCTTGGGCAGGCCGGCGACGAAGTCGCGGAACCAGTCGAGCGGCGCCTTCTTGATCTGCTGCGCCTGGTCGCCGGCGGCGAACTCGAACGTCTCATCGATGCCGGCCACCGCCGCCATGAACTCGGCCGCGCCCGCGGCCTGGGCCGGGGTGAGGCGCTCGTCGTCGACGATCTGCTGCACGTAGGCGGTGAACTCCGCCTGCTCGCGCTGGCGCCGCTCGGTGGTGATGGTGGCCTGCAGCTCCTGCTCGCGGGCGGCGAACTCGGCGGCGGCCTGGGCGCGCGCCTCGTCGCGGGCGCGCTGCAGATCCTCGTCGGAATGGGGCATGGGGCGGTCTCCCTGTCGTGGGTCTGGGGCGGAAAACTGGGGGGCGGGTTCGGCGGGCTCGTCCTCGCCGGCGCGGGCCACGTCGTCGATCAGGTAGCTGGGCAGCACCTCGTCGGCCGACTCCACGCCGTCCTTCGCGATCCACTGGTCGCGCAGCCGGCGCAGCAGGGAGGCGACGGCGTTCCAGCCCCACCGCTGCCGGTCGTGGAGGGCGAAGTCGTGCACCTCGCCCGCGGGCGCCTGGTAGTTGAGCGGGGCGAGCGGAATGGACGGGCGCTTGGCGCCGAGGAAGCCGATGTGGTCCACCAGCCAGCGGCCCTTCTCCTTCGCCACCCGCACCGAGCGGGTGCGGTAGTGGCCGGCCTCGACGCTGGCGGCGAACTCCGGCGTCACGTCGCGGAACCGGGCCAGCAGGCTGTCGCCGGTGCGCTTGAGTTCGCCGGCCCAGCCGTAGGCCGGGTCGTTGTGCTGGGGGTGGCCGATGACGATGGGCGCGGCGATGCCGGCCTGGTGGCTGGCGACCATCTGATCGAGATCGTCGTGTGAAAACGTCAGCGTGCGGCCCGCGGAATCGGTCTGCTCGCCGGCGCGGAAGATCTCGACCCAATCGTCGAGGCCGCGGAAGTCGTGGGGATTGCGCTCTGCCATGAGAGCGCATGGTGGGGGATGGCGGGGTTCAGGGATGCAGGGAAATGCTTCCCCGGCAGGTGGGCGAGAGGGTGTTCTTAGACTGCGCTGAAGGCGGGGAAGGCGTCAAGCCAAGGGCGGTGGTGGGTCACTCGGAGACTAGGCGCGCCCGGGTCGATGGCTGACCGTCTGACCCGCCTGCTCCTCGGCGACCGTCTCGGCGACCAGGTCCTCGGCGACCGGGTCGGGGTCGCCGCCCTGCTGGCGGTGCGCCTGGTACCAGCCGACGATCAGCCCGCAGACGTTATCCTCCGGCGCCTCGCGGAACAGCTCCACCGGCAGGCCGCTGGCCTGGCAGATCCGTTCGACGGCGTGCCAGTCGAAGCTGACGGCGCCGTCCTGGTCGCGCGCGAGGCGCAGCTCGGCGAAATCCAGACCCACGGGGATCGTCACCCGGGTCATCTGTTGCGTCATGTGGGCCTCCACGGCGTCGGTGATCCAGTCCGTGAGCCGCATCCCCGCGGCCCGGCTCGCGCGCACCCAGCGGCCCTTGAGGGCCGCTGGGACGCGCAGGTGGATGGTGGCGTCAGTCACAGCAGGTTTTCACTTCGCACGATGTTGTTGCGCCAGCGCGGCCACTCAAATCTGAGCCACCTGAGCAGAGTCTCCCGGTCCTGGAAGTGCATCAGATTATCGGCGGCGTCGATCACCGCCTGCGGGTACGGGCCGTGCAGCCTCACGTAGAGACCATCCACGTTGAACGCTATTTGCTGTTCCATGCCGCTCATGATCCTGACTCCCACGAGAAAGGCGTCGCGCCCTCGATGTCCCAGGCGCCGCCCTGCTCGACGACGGCGCTACCGTCCGGGAACACGTACCGGACAGGATCGCCGCTGAACCAGCCGGATCGGTGGCCGACCTCATAGACCAGTTGATCGTTGTCGTCATAGGCGCGGATGCCGTACTCGACCGCCGCGTTCATATCGGAGGCGATCCGCGAGAAGCCGATGCCGTCGGCGGTCTCGAAACACTGGCCGTCGTCGCCGAACAGGGCGGCGAATACATGGGCGAGGGTGGTGTCGTGAGCGGTTTGCATGACGTTGCTCCTGTCAGGATTCGGGGTGCCGCCCCGGCGGTGCGAGCTGACTGATCAGCCCCTGCCACTGAGCTTAGCCAAGGGCCCCGCGCTTTGCAACGGCCGTACCTCGGCCCACGTCGTCTTAACTTTCCCGCGGCACCCAATTGAACTCGACGCGATAGGCTCCGATCACCGCCTCGGCCAGCAGCTCGGGGGCGCGGTCGAAGTAGTGGTCGCTTACCCGGCGCAGGGACTCCAGTATCTGCAGGTTCGGCTGGGGCCGCCCTTCCTCGAACTTGATCAACACGTCCAGCAGGCGGTTCACCTCAGACGTCCCCATGCTCACCTCGGCGTAGCCGCCGTTTTCAAACTTCAGCCCGCTGACCGTGCCGAAGCTGGGCATCCGAATGACACGATCCTTTTCCATGACGACCCCCTTTTTGATCAGGTGTTGTTGAGAAACTTGCACGCGACGGGCAGCTGACCCGCTAGCCCATGCTCCCGCCTCGCGGCCTGGGCTTGGGGCACGCAACACCCGGCGTGCTCGCTACGCCACTGGCTACATCTTCGCCGCGCTCCAGTAGGCGCACGACCCATCTGTCAGAAACTTGATTTGCCTGGATCAGGCCTTGTTCAGCCAACCATGCCAAGTCTGTGCGCAGCCGGTCGGCGGAAACCTGGTGCCCCGCAAGCGCCAGCTGGTCCTTGAGGACGGTTTCGTTGCTCGCGTACCCCTGCGCAGCCCGGAGCAGAAGTAGAAGCTGCAGGCGCCGATGCTCCGTCTGAATCTTTTCGAGCGAATCGGCCATTCGCCTTCCCCCTATTCAACGCTGCCCGGCATCGCATCCTCCTTCCGTCCCATCGGATAAAGAACAAAGTCCTGCTCGACCGGCAGCATGCGAACCTGCTGTCGTTCGGCCGCATCTAACAGTGCAGGGAGCAGCTCGTCCATCTCGTAGGGCATCCGTCTTTTCAGGGTCGTCAGCAGGATGCCGGGCTCATGCTCGATGATCCGCTTCGCTACGGTGACGATGCGATCCCACTTCCAAACGTGCATCACTCCCCCTCCTCCGATCGAGCGGCACTCACCCGCTAGCCCATGCTCCCGCCCCGCGGCCTGGGCTTGCGGGCGCGGCGGTTGGTGCCGGAGGTGGCATCGGCGTTCTTCGGCTCGGTCAGCGGCTGGCCGGCAGCCGTGTAGGCGGCGCGGGCGAACGCTTCCAGCGAGTCGAGCGTCGGGCAGTGCCCGAAGGCGTAACCCATCAGCGCCTGAAGTTGTTCCTTCGTGAACTTGATACCGAGGCGCTTCTGCACCACCAGCGCCCTGTCGAGCGCCGCCTTTGCACGCTCAGTGCCGCTCATCGCCGCCAGCTCCGGGTCTTGCGGGCCGAGCCGCCCCCACCGGACGCCGGTGATGACGTACTGGACATCGATATCGACGCCCGCCGCCACGAGCTGGGCGAGCGCCTCGGCAGGGATCTTCGAGCCCTTCTCCCAATCGATAACCGTACGTCGCGACGCACCGCATACCTCGCCGATCTCGGCATGGGTCATCCCGAGGCGCTGTCGCTCCTCCTTGAATCGATCAAATACCGTTTCTGCACTCATAGTCTTGACAGGTGCAGATTGCTGCACTCATACTCTCGCTACAGGTGCTATCCAGCACTTCAACGACCCAAAAAACGGCGGTCCTGCCAGACCGCCACCGTAAATCCAAATGCGCAGCGCGCTGCGCATTTGCCCAGCACAGGAGGCCGCCATGCACTGGGCCGACATCAACGCCGCACTCTACAAGGCCGGCTCGTCGCCGGGCGAGATCGCGAACGAGGAGGAGACGCAGCCCTCGTTCATCGCCCGCGTGATCCGGGGCCAGGCCTCATCTTATCGCATCGCCACCGCCATCGCCGCAAAGACCGGCATCCCCATGAACCGCCTCTGGCCGGACGGTCGCTACGACCGCCCCCCCGTGCACGCCGCCCGCCGCGCTGAGCGGCGGGCGGCGTGAGCCAGGCAGAAACCAAACAACGATCGTCACGGGGATGAGCACAAGCGCCTCGGCCTGCCCCAGACGGGGTCGCCCCGCCCGGGATGCGACCGAGCCACCGTCTCCGGCCTTTTTTAAAACGCCGTGAAACCCATTTGAGAGCGCCGATCGATGCCCAACCCATGCCTGACTACCCCTCTGCCCTCTCCGGGCGCTCAGAGGCCCAATGGCTGGCCCTGCACCAGCGCCTCCATATCGACGTCGAGGTTAGCCGCCGGGGAGGGCCGCGTCAGTGGCTAGGCGGCGGTCGGATTTCTCCAGCGTCCAGGGGGATCTGTTCCAGCGACTGACCGAGCAGGACGCGCTCGAGGCGCAGCAGGCGCAGGACCTGGACATCGGTCCGGAGCTGCTCGGCGCCGTGGCCCAGGCGATCCGCGAGGCCAAGCGCCAGGGGCTGTCCCGCGAGCGCCTGGTCGACCGGATGAACCTCTGCCTGCCCGACGCCGACAAGCCGGTCACCCTGCGCCAGCTCAACGCCTGGACGGCGACGAGCAAGGAGTACCACGAGTTCCCCGCCCGCTACCTGCCGGCCTTCTGCTGGGCCGCCGGCAGTGTCTTGCCGCTGCTGGTGCTGGCGGGCGCCATCAATCACGACCTGGTCGATCGCCGCGACCAGGTCGCCCTGGATCTCGGCCAGAAGCTGGTGCGCCACGCCCAGCTCGGCCGGGAGGTCAATCTCTTGAAGAAACTGCTGGGAGGTGAGTAATGGCCGCGCGTAAGTCCACGCCCAAGGAGATCCTGCCGGCGGTCGTCGATCACGACGACGCCCAGGCCACGGTAGGACGGCTCTTCGAGATGAACAAATCGCTGGAGATCACCCTGCCGGATGACGTCGAGGCGCTGTGGGTGTTTGCCGCCCGGCTGGAGAATGAGGCTGCAGTCAACCTTGCCCATCGCGGCATGGCCTACCTGGTGCTCAAGGATCGTCTTGGGCACGGGGAGTTCGAGCGCGGGCTGGAGGAGCGGGGTGTGGTGCCGCAACGCGCCCGCGAGGCGATGAGCGTGGCGCGCATGCTCCTGGAGCTGCCCGCCCCAAAACGCCGGACGTTCGGCGTTTTGACCGGCTCCAAGCTGATCGAGCTTGCGAAAATCCCCGTCGAGACGCTGGAGCAGATGGAGCTGCAGGGATCGCTCGACCTGGATGACGTCGACCAGATGTCCGTCCGCGACCTCAAGCATCACCTGCGCCGAGAGCGCCTGGCGCGGCAGACGGCCGAGACGCGGCTGCACACGTTGCACGAGGCCCAGGTCAAGCAGGGCCACCGCCAGCCGCAGCCCTACCCGCCGCTGGTGATGGAGATCCGCCAGGAATCGGCAGCGCTGTCTGAGCAGGCCAGCCTGGCCCTCGACGATTTGGAGCGTCTCCTCGCGAAGATGGAGAACCCCCTGGAGGCGGCCCAGCTGTCGGCGGCAGACTTCGGCGTCGCTGCAACCACGCTCTATCACCAGGTGCGCGTCGCCTACGGCAAGTCGCTGCGGCTGATGCACATCGTCCAGCAGCAGATCGGCGAGCAGGCAGCGATGGACGAAGAGGAGCTGCCGACACTGCTCGACGAGGAGCTGCGCGACTGGCAGTTCGCCCGTGAGCTCCTTCTCGGTGAGCACCGCGCCAGGGCCGACGCCCGGGAGATGGCGCGCCAGGCGGGCCAGACGCAGCCGCGCAAGCGCGGGCGCCCGAAGGGCTCGAAGAACAGGGCGGCCTCATGAGCACAGCGAGCACGGCTCGGCACCTGCGCCTGGTGGAGTCCCCGGCCAATCTGCCGGCAACCCGCAGCGAGCCGGGCATATGGGATCGGCTGCCGCAGCGTCAGCGCGGCGTGGCCCTCGAGCGCAAGCGGTTGCTCGAGGCGGTCTTGGGGCATGTGCAGCCCGGCATCACGTTGAACAGCGCGATCGACCATGTCCTGGCCACCGTCGAGGCGCAGTGTGCTCCAGCACCGATCCGTGACGTCGCCCGACGCCTGGCGCGCGGCGGCAAGGCCGCGCCGAACCGTGCCACGCTCTACCGTTGGGCGAAAGCCTACCTCTCCGACGGCATGGTCGGCCTGGCACCGGGCCACAAAGGCGGCAAGCGCAAGCTCTACGGCTGGGAGGCACGCGCCATTCGCCTCTTCCAGCAGCCGCAGCAGCCGGCCTACTCGACAGTCGCCTATTGGTTGCGCGACGAGGGCCACGAGAGCGCGACCGACGCGCGCGTCCGTCGCTACCTGCAGAGCCTGCCGGAGACGCTGGGCGCGCAGAGCCCGGCGCGCGTGGGCCAGCACTACTACCGCCAGAACCTGCGGCCCTACGTGCCGCGCGACGAGAGCGTGCTGCCGGTGGGGTTCGTCTACCAGGGCGACGGCCACAACTGCGACGTCTACGTCGCACACCCGAAGACAGGCAAACCGTGGCGCCCCGAATTCACCCCCTGGTTCGACGTGCGGTCGCACTACCTGGCGGGGTGGTACCTCTCGGAGTGTGAGTCCGGCCTCACCACGCTGTTCTCGCTCTCCCACGCCCTGGTGCACCACGACCATGTGCCGGCGTTGATCCACGTCGACCCGGGCAGCGGCTTCAAGAATCGCATGATGACCGATGAGGTGTTCGGCTACCTCTCGCGGCTGAGCATCGACTTCATGCCGGCGCTGCCTGGCAACGCCAAGGGCAAGGGTCTGGTGGAGGGCTTCTTCCACATCTTCGAGGAGCGCTGCGGCAAGCAGTTCGCCACCTACTGCGGGCACAACCGCACCGACGACTACCTGCGCCACCTCAGCAAGAAGGTGGAGCGCGGGATCATCACCCTGCCTCCGCTGGCGGAGTATCTCGACGCGATCGCGGCCTTCGTTGACTCCTACAACCGCAACCCGCAGCGGCGCCTCGGCTGCGCACCGGCCGACCTGTGGGCGCAGCTCGAGCGGGTGCCGGTGGAGATCGGCCCCGAGGCGCTCATCCGCCCGCAGGAGCGGCGCACGGTGCGCCGCTGGGGCGTGAGTCTGTGGAACCGGATGTACCGCCATCCTGAGCTCGCGCACCACAACGGCCGCGACGTGCTGGTGGAGTACGACCTGCACGACGATGCGCGCGTCACGCTGCGCGACCTCGACGGGCGGTTCATCTGCGAGGCCGAGCACGTAGATCGCAAGGCATGGATGCCGCCCTCACGCATCGAGGACCTGGCACAAAAGCGTCTCGCCGGTCAGGCCAAACGGCTGCGCGACAAGCTGGAGGAGGCCGAAGCCAGGGGGACCTTCGCGATCGAGCATCAAGCCGAGCGCCTGGACGACATCGAGGCGCTGGTGGAAGGCCAGTCGCTGCAGCCATTGCAGCGGCTGAAAAAGGAGACGGCGGACTGGGCAAAGTCCGCCGTCATCACTCCGGTGGCGGTAGAGATCGACCCCTACGACACCGACTACTGACCTGATCTAACCCGACCAAATCAACGACAAAAAGGATAGCACGACATGAGAATTCCCACCATCAAGGTGCCGGAGCAGTGGCACGCGAACTTCACCGCCGACGATCGGGAGGCGGTGGTCGCCATCCACGCCTGGCTGGCCGACCCCGAGAACATCGCCGCCGGCTGGACGCAGACCCAGCTCGGCAAGCGCGCCAACGTGAACCTGGGCACGCTGAACCAGGTGCTGCAGGGCAAGTACACCAGTCCGCCCACCAAGCACCTCAAGGCGGTGCTGGAGGTGATCGAGCTGCAGCGCCTGCGGCAGCGCGACGGCGTGGCGGACACGCCCTACGTCGAGACCAGTGTGCACCGTGCGATCCATGCCGCCTGCAAGCGGGCACGCATGTACCGCAACTTCGCGGTGGTGGCGGCCTACGTCGGCACGGGCAAGACCCGGGCGGTCAAGCGCTACGCCGAGGAGCACAGCAACGTGCTGCTGCTCGAGGCGCTGCCCGGGCTGTCGGCGTTCGTGATGCTGGACACGCTGGTGCGGATGACCAGCGCCAACGTGCGCAAGACCAGCCGCGCCAGCCGCGGCACGCGCGACGAGATGTTCGACGCGGTGATCGCCGCGGTGCGGGGCACGGACTCGCTGCTGATCGTCGACGAGGCCGAGACGCTCACCGAGCAGAGCCTGGAGTACATCCGCCGGCTGCGCGACCTGGCCGGCATCGGCGTGGTGCTCACCGGGACCGAGCGGCTGTTCCCGCTGGTGCGCGATCCGCGCGGCCAGTTCGGGCAGATCTCCAGCCGCGTCGGGTTCTGGCCGCCGGTGATCGCGTCGATCCGGGAGGAGGACGCCGAGGCGCTGGCGCGCGCGGCGCTGGCCGACGACGGCGTGGCGGACGACCTCACGCCCGAGGTGCTCGACGCCTTCTGGCAGGTGGCCGACGGCTCGGCCCGGGTGCTGTGCGAGGCGATCATCCCCGGCGTGCGCGACTACGGGCTGCGCAAGGGGCTGCCGTTGAGCGCGGAGCTGGTGTTCCGGGTCGGCACCGAGGTGCTCGGGTTCCGGGCGAAGAGGAGGGCATGAGATGACGACACCCCGCTACAGCGACGAGTACATCGAGCACTGGGGTCGGGCGTTCGTGGCCGAGGATCTCTACCACCGCCGCGGCATCCGCTTCGACACGTTCCTGCTCGCGCCCGGCGAGATCCTGAAGGCGGTGCGTGCGCTGCCGGCCGACGCGGCGCCGCTGCTGCCACGCCAGGCGCAGGTGATGCACCGCGAGCTGGTGTGCGTGGTCACCAGCCCGCGGCCGGTGGCGACGGCCGAGGCGGCCGAGGCGATCGAGCACCAGCTGGTGCCGGCGCGGGCCGAGCTGCGCGGCGACGCCTACATCGAGCGGCTGCGCCACCACGCCTACACCGTGGCCAGCGCCAGCCACCGCAACCGGAGGGCGCACGGATGAGCACCGGCACCGGCATCGCCATCCTCGCCGTCTGGCTGCCGGCCGCCGCGCTGGCGCGGGTCAGGGGCTTCAACCGCCGTGTCTCGGACACGGCATTCTTCTTCGCCGTGTTTTTCACCGCGGCGTTCCTCGTGATCGAGGTGGCCCGGTGGGCGTGATGGGCGTCTGCCCCGAGTGCGGCTCGGCCCGGGCGGTGGCGGAGTTCCTGGCCGACACGCGCGAGCGCGAGGCGCTGGCCGCGGCGCTCCGCATCGACCCGCGCCTGGCCGAGCCGCTGCTCGACTACCTGGCGCTGTTCGCACCGCCGGGCCGCAAGATCCAGACCCGCAAGCTGGTGCGGCTGCTGACCGAGCTGTGTGAGCTGCTGGCGCCCGCCCAGGTGACGCGCAACGGGGTGACCTGCCCGGCGCCGGTGGACTACTGGCGCCGGGCGATGGAGGAGATGGTCACCCGGCGCGGCGGGCTGACGCTGCCGCTCAGCGGCCACGGCTATCTGCAGACGGTGGTGTTCGGCCTCGCCAGCAAGGCCGGCGCCGTCGCCGAGCGCCGGGCCGAGGAGGCCCTGCGCACCCGCATCGGCAGCGACGGCCCGGTGCAGGCCGGGGCGATCGCGGCCGACAACGCGAAACCGCAACGCAGCGCGCCGCCGCCCGGATGGAAAGACGCACTCACCAAAGGGGGCAACCATGCCTGAGTCCGATCGCGATCATCTGCTGCGCCGCGTGCGCGAGATCCTGGAGCGCCACCAGGGGCCCGACGAGGCCATCACGATGACGCAGCTCCACGTGACCGCCACCGGCGAGACCATCATCCCCTGGAAGCGCTACGACCAGACGCGCCTCACCCGCTCACTGATCGACCAGCTGCGCCGCGAGGGGATGCCCATCGCGAGCTGCGGGCGCGGCTACTACGTCGCCCGCAGCGGCGACGAGCTGGAGGCGACCATCGCGCGCTTCCACTCGCGGGCGCTGTCGAGCCTGAAGGCGGAGGCGACGCTCAAGCGCATGCACCCGGGCGAGCTGATCCGGCAGTACTCGATCGAGCTGCAGGCGCCCGAGGAGAGCTCGACATGACCGCCGACGAGCCGCTCGCACTCTACCCCGTCCAGGAGATCGCCGACCGGCGCCAGGACACGCCGCTGCGCCGCCTGGTGCTGGTGGGCAACCTGCTCGCCTACGCCTTCGCCGAGCACACCCGCGCGACCGGTGCCACACCGGCCGGCATGGACGCGAGCCTCCCGGCCACCTGGGAGCGCGCGCTGCAGGAGTTGCATCAGGCCGCCGGCGACGGCAGCCGCCCGAGAACCACAATGGAGACGTCACACCCATGACCAGTAAACCGACCCGTATCAAGCAGCAGGCGGCGCAGTTCGTGCCGCAGGACCGCAACCAGGTCATCGACGCCATCGCCGAGATCGGCCGGCGCCAGCGCGAGCGCGCCCGCATC